CCAAGATTTGATAGAAAAGTAAACGTTGTTAAAGGTGTTGCGGAACAAAAAACTAAAAATAGTGATAATTTTGTTTATAACGTAAATAGAAATTTTGTTTATCCAAAAAGAGAATTAGATAAAGTCATTCGTAAATACAGTAGAAAAAAATTTTTTCCTGATGGCTATGAACCTGCACAAGCAAACGCTCAACGAGATGCAAAAGGCAATATGATATACGACGAGAGAGGCAACATTAAAAGTGAACCATCTTTCTTAGATAAAGTTGTACCTAAAATTAAAAACTTAGTTGTGCCAGGAAGTCCATTTAGTAAAGCACCAACACCACAGTTACAAACTCCTGACGTTGATCCAACAAAAGTTGTATCTAATACTAATGTATCGCCAACAGGGTTAACAGCTAGTGAAAATGCTTATTTAACTAACGAAGAAAAGACAATGAAACTTAAAAGTAGAGGTAAAGTATAATGGCTAAAGATAATGCATTACAAAAAATAGAGTCACACGAAAAACTTTGCAGAATCATGCAGAAGCAAACTCATGACAAGATGCATCAACTAGAGAGTCAAATTACTAGAGTAGAGAGAATACTATTAGTGTCTATGGGTGCTGTTATGAGTGGTATGGCCGGTGTCATATTGGTGCTAATTGAAAAACTGTAGCGGTCATACGTTAGTCCTACGTTTTAATGGATTATATCCAATCTTTTAGTTCTTCATTCATTACTTGTGAAGCAATATTTACTTTTCTTCGTAAAGCTTTAACTATTTTCTCATCTACAGTTTTTTCACATATTATATCTATGTATGTCATAGGGTTTTTCTGACCTATTCTATCTATCCTAGCTTCTGATTGCATTCTTTTCTCAAGATCATAGCCATTAGAATAATAAATCATGGTAGAAGCACCTGTAAGAGTAATTCCATACCCTCCTGTTTGCGGTGTGCCAACTAAAAATCTTACACTGCTATTTGGATCTTGCATATTTTTTATAGCTTTTTGTCTATCTTCTGTAGACGTATCACCAAAATAAGTTACAACAGAGTTATCCCCGTACTCGTCTTTTAGATGTTTCACTATTGTTGCTATATCGTTCCTCCAATGTGCCCATATTACAACCTTACCTTGTACCTCTTCCACAACATTTGCTAACTCTGTTATACGATTGTTTTTAATTTGTTGAACAACACCATCGTCTGATTTAAAATGACCACAAGTAATTTGCTGCATTCTCATAAGTTGTACAATAGCAGTTGTTGTAGTAACTAGTTTTCCATTCATCTCAGCAAGAGCTAGTTTTTTCATTTGTTTGTAAACTTTGTCTTGTTCTGGTGTAAGTTGTATAATCCTTTTCATAAATGTTTTAGGTGGTAAATCTAAACAATCATCTTTTAACACACGATAAGAAAAATTAGTTAATGTGTTTGATAGCTCTGGTAAGTTTTTATACCCTTTTACTATTTGCACAGAACGGCCGCCAAAATGTGCAGTTTTCATCTCTGCATATCTATTACGAAATGCGTAATACGAAGTAAAATCAAGTAAAAATGGATCTAAAAAATAACATTGAGTAAATAAATCAAGAGGTGACTTAGTAACTGGAGATCCTGTTAATATTCTTCTATATTTACATTGTATTGACAATTTTAATATATTTTTAGTTCTTTTTGCAGAAGGATTTTTTATAGATGTAGACTCATCTATAGCTATTAATGTTTCATGGCAGCTTAAAAACTTTAAGGCAAAATCAAGGCCTTTTTTTGTTGAAAATGCTTCAACATTCATAATTAAAATATGTAAATCCATCTCTGGTTTAAATAATGTTTTTAGTTTTGCTTCTTGTGTTTTGTTAATATTAGCTTGCCACAAAATTGACTTTTTTTGTATGTGATCTACCATGTGTGTAGGTATTTCAGAGTCTTGCCAATTTTTATATACACCTTTTGGTGCAATAATTAAGGCACCATTAATTTTACCTCTGTCATAAAGCATGGATATATTATCTATCAACACTTTTGATTTACCAGTACCCATCTCCATAAAAAGAGCATAAGCTTCTTTATTCCAAGATTTTTCTAAAGCAGTTATTTGATGCTTATAGGGTTTAGTTTTAAACTTGTAATCCATAATTAAATTTATTCTTTCTAATTGACAAGCTATATGAAATAGAATAAAAGTCAAGCAAGAAAGTTATGACGGAATACACAGAAATAAAAAAAGAAAAAGAACCTACAGTTTATTTGTTACAGGAAATTCCTGGAACAAGTGTTGGCAGACCAAAATTTAATATTATGGGTGCTCTTAAATATGGTAAATTAAAAGTTTTACTTAAAGAACATTCGCAAATTGTATTAAGTGCAGGTCCTGTTCTTTTCGAATTAAGAAAGTTATTAAGAAATATAAAACCTAATGATTACTTATTATTAACTGGAGATCCATCTATAATTTTTCTTGTAGGTCCGATCGTACATTATTATACGGGTGGAAAAATAAATTTATTAAAGTGGGACAGACAGGAAAAAACATATTACCCTGTGCCAATAAATTTCAATGAAAAGGGAGAAATAAATGAGTAATGAAAAGTTACAAGATATGTTTATTGAGGATGCGCCTCAAGACGTAAATAATTTAACCGGTGTAGAAAGTTTATCCGAATTAGTTATTAAACTACAAAAGTTAGAAGACGAAATAAAAGAAGATGAAGAACGTCTTAAATTAAAAAAACAGAACGCAGACCAAATATCACAATTGGCAATTCCAGAAATTATGGATTCATTAAAAATGAAGACTATGAAATTAGCTGATGGATCTGCAATAGAAGTAAAAGAAATTTATAGCGCTACTATACCTATCGATAAGAAGGAAGGCGCATACAACTGGCTTCGAGAACATGACTTAGGTGATCTTATTAAAAATGAGATCACAGTTTCCTTTGGTCGTGGCGAAGATAACAAGGCGAGCGAATATGCAGACCTTGCAAAAGGGAATGGGTTCGAACCAACTCAAAAGTTGAAAGTCGAACCTATGACCCTCAAAGCATTGTTTAGAGAACGTTCTGAGAAAAACGAAGAACTTCCATCTGAACATTTTAACCTGTTTAAGGGAAACAAAACAAAAATAACAAGGAGCAAATAACATGAGCGAAGAAACAAGAGACGTGGCAAACAAACAAGGCGGTGCATTAGCAACTTTGGACTTTGTTGCAGACTCAGGAATGGGTCTTGAAAACATTGACAAAGGTGATCTTGCGTTACCTTTTCTGAAATTACTACAAAGTGGTTCAGATGAACAAAAAAAGAAACATGCTAAATATGTAGAAGGCGCAGAAGCCGGTATGTTTTACAATACAGTGACAAAAAAACTGTATAATGGAGAGAAGGGAATAGAAGTTATTCCTGTGTTCTACAAAATGACTTACCCTGAATGGGCACCTTTTGAAAGAAGCGAAGGTAGACCAATCAGTAATGATAGGGGTCCAGGAGTTATGGCAGAAACAACTCAAAATCAAAATAACAATAAGGATGTGCTAAAAAATGGTAACGAGATTATCAAAACAGCAAATCATTTTGTTATCATTAACGGAGACAGACCTGAAAAAGCTTTAATGACTATGAAGTCTACTCAGTTAAAAGTCAGTAGAGGATGGAACTCTCAAATGGAAGATCAATTTGAGATAGATCCTAAAACTGGCAAGTCTGTACCGGCACCTATGTTTTCAAGAGTATACAAACTAAAATCTGTTGAAAATGCAGGAAGCAATTTTAATTGGCATGGTTATAACATAGACATGTTAAAAAAAGTTGATGATGCTGGTCTTTACCAAATGGCCCGTGATTTTCACAATTCTTTAAAAAACTCGCAGCAAAAATCTGCCACAGTTTCAGAGGAAAATAAATCAAATTACTAGTTTCTCGTAAGAGAAATATGGGCGGTGATAGGGAGACTGAAGCCGCCCGTAATAAGGGATCATTATGGTTGACGAATTTATTAAGTTATTTACTGGTTATGAAGGCGATTTTGGTATTGCCGACATGTCCAAAACTTCTTTAGATACTAGCAAAAATAAAATAAAACCTAATTACGAGTGGGCAGGCAGACCTGTATCTTCTATTGATTACAAGAATCATTTAGAAGGTAAAATTTCTATTGGTATACAACCTTGTAGATTAAATAAGACAGTTCAATTTGGTTGCATAGATATAGATCCACCAGACTATGGTGAATTTAAAGTAGAAGAATACTTAGCATTATTTGAACAATACAAATTACCTTTAATACCTATTCTTTCAAAAAGTGGTGGCTTGCATTGTTATTTATTTTTAAAAGAACCCATACCTACAATAGATTTAATAGAGGCATTTAAATCTTTTTTACTTCCTCTAGGTTTATCTTCTACTACAGAAGTTTTTCCAAAACAGAAAGAATTAAAGGAAGATGATAAAGGAGATATTAAACCAGGTAATTTTATTAATCTACCATATTATAATAATGGTAATTCTACTAGATATGCTGTAGATAAGAATAATTCTAAACTATCATTAGAGCAGTTTATACAATTAGCTAATGAATCAAAAATAGATAAAACAAAATTAAGTGAACTAGTTGCTAGTACATACAAAGATATCCTACTAGGAACTAATGAAGAGTTTGAAGATGGACCACCTTGTCTGGCTTTGTGTTCTAAAAAAAAATTAAGCGATGGTAGAGATCGTTTTATGTATAACTACATGGTTTTTGCAAAAAAGAAATACAAAGACAAATGGCCAGATCAAGTAGCAAAAGCAAATTATAATTATTTAGAGGACCCTTGGGATAAATCAAAACTAGACAGTAAAATAGCTGCATGGAAAAAAGACACAGCAGGTCATACTTGTTATGAAGAACCTATACAATCTAAATGTATGCGTACGTTATGTTATTCCAAACCATTTGGTATAAAATCAGACGGTGTTACTACATTTCCAGACATAAAAGATTTTGCAATTATAAAATACTCAGATCCAGAATACAGATTTAATATTGTAATGCCTAATGATGACAATGTTGAGGTTACAGTGCCTAATACTAAACTTATGACTAATCAAAAAGATGTTTTAAATTTTGTGTGGGAACAGACAGGAATATATTTTGAGCCATTAAAACCAAAAGATTGGAGATCTAAATTAACTTTACTAAGAAACAATTGCCAAGAAATTACACCACCTGCAGGAACACAGATAGCTGATAGATTAAAAGA